GCAATGGGAGCAGGACTACGGCGAGGAGTCGGATTTTTTCAAGGTGCGTGTGCGTGGTGAGTTCCCGTCCGTGTCCTCGACGCAGTTCATATCCAGCCTGGTCGCGGAGGATGCGCGCAAACGCGAGGCGCGCTGCGATGTGTACGACCCGATGGTGCTGGGCGTTGACGTTGGCCGGTTTGGGGACGACCCAAGCGTGATATACCCGCGCAAGGGTAACGACGCACGGACCTGGAAGCCGCAGGCGTTTTACGGGCTGGACACGCAGCAGGTCGCGGCGCATGTGGCGCGCATGGCCAACGAGCTAAAGGCCGACGCGATCTTTGTGGACGGTGGCGGCGTTGGCGGCGGTGTGGTCGATCGGTTGCGAATGCTGAACTACGACGTGATCGAGGTGCAGTTCGGGGCCAAGGCCGATCGGGCGATGCAAACCGAGGTCGGCAATGCCGGCGAGAAGTATGCGAATAAGCGCGCGGAGATATGGGGGTCGATGCGCGCAGCCCTACCGCACACGGCGATCGACGAATCGCAAGTGTTGCTCGATGACCTGACCGGGGTCGAGTACAGCTACAACCTGCGCAACGAGATTGTTCTGGAATCCAAGGAAGTGATGAAGGCGCGGGGCCTGGCCAGCCCGGATCATGGCGACGCATTGGCGCTCACATACGCCTATCCGGTTAAGCTGAAAACGATCGAGCAGGTGAAGGCTGCGGCAGACGGTCGCAGTGGAACAGATTATGATCCATACGCTTGACAGTGTGAGATTGTCTCACTAGGTTCTCATTGTGGAAACAAGGAGGAACACACAAATGGCTACCAATTTCATGCTACACACTCACGAGTTCAGTGGCGCACCCGGGCTCGGTGCCGACCTGAAGTTCGGCGCAGTTAGCGTCACCTACCACGACGGCAAGATGGGGATGCACGCCAGCCTGAGCCTGCACATGACCGACGCAGCTATCGATGATAGCGCTGTCCGATATGTTCGCGAAGGCGGCGATGGCAGCGGAGGCTGCTGACGCGGAGGAGGCTGCGGCGCTTGTGGCAAGCAGAACTCATGCCGAGGGGGAAGCCAATGCTTAATAACTACGAAGACCCACACGACGCGGCGAACCGGGCCATGATCGACGAGGCCTACAACGACCTCAAGGAAATATGGGAGGCGCGGCAGGCGCTCGTCGCGCTTGTCGAAAAGAAGTCGCGCAGCTATGTGAACCGGGTCGGCACGCTGATGAAGGACTACCTCGACGACGAAAACAAAGCTGGCTTCGATAGCGGGCTGTTCGAGTTGTTCGACCTGGCGGCGGATCAGTCGCCCTCGTTCTATCGGCACTCAAGCATGTGCTTCGGGCCGCGCGGATGACCGATCGCACCTGGCGCGACGTGGTGTTCGAGATCATTGATCTGTGGGCGGTGCTGGTATGCGCCGCTCTCTTTGGCTTTGCGTTTGGCGATCTGATTGGGAGTTGGATATGGCGGTAGATAAAACACCGGGGTCGATCGGCAACCTCGACGAGGCGATCGTGGACTTTCGCCAATGGCTCGACGCAGTTGCGGCAGAGCGAGCGTCGCGCGTCCCATTGCACCCACACCACCTAGCCGAAGGTCTGATGGTTCAAGAGATACGGCCCGACGGCAGTGTCGTCGACGTGACCGACCAGTTCAAAAAGCGATGACCTGGCGCGTCGGCGAAGACCCGTACAACCAGCGACCGTATATGTGCAACCTGCGTGAGATCGCCGCAGAGCTACGACGCGAGCTTGACCTGCGGCGCGTTAACTATCCAAAGTGGATTGACGGCGGCGCGGATCGCGCGCCACCTTGGGGCCGTGATGTTGCCTATTCAGCCTGAGCCACACCTCAGCTGGGGAACCTCGAACCTAAAACCAACGCCGCCAAAGCGGGCAGGGCAGGGCACTGCGCACGGAATGCTGGAATGTCGCAAGGCTTGCGGATCAAGCGGTTCAGGGCCTATGCAGACGCGTGTGACCCCATTGAAGGATTGAATGTAAGATGGCGACCAGCGATCACGACACCCTGCCCAATGAGGCTCTGCTCGATCTGACCGCGCAAATCGCGACCGCTTATGTTTCGCGGCACCAAATTGTGCCCGCTGATGTGGGCGTGCTACTCGCAAGCGTGCATGCGGCCTTAGGAAGCCTCGCCAGCGGCGTAGCTGAAAAGCCAAAAGGCAACACGGTTCCGGCGGTCTCGATCAAGAAATCAGTCACGGATGCCTATTTGATCTGCTTGGAAGACGGCAAAAAGCTGACCATGCTCAAGCGCTATTTGCGCACCCATTACGACATGACGCCCGATCAATACCGCGCCAAATGGAACTTACCCGCCGACTATCCAATGGTCGCACCCGAATACGCGCAACGCAGATCGGATTTCGCCAAGTCAATTGGCCTTGGTACTGGCAACCGCATAAATCGCGGGCGCAAGAAAGCGAAGTGAGGAACACTGCTCAATTCTGGCAGAAACTCCAAACCTCAGGTCGCTCAAGCTTGCACTGACGCAAGATGTTCTATATTTGATGGGTTTGATGGTTAAGGGATATCGTGAACGGAGTGCAGCTTGTCTCAAAGGGTAGGGCGTTTGAAAAGGTTCACTTCAATTGAAATGTGCGCAGGAGCCGGCGGACAAGCTTTGGGGCTAGAAATGGCCGGCTTCAACCACGATGCGTTGGTGGAACTCGACGGATGGTGTTGCGAGACACTGAGGCTCAATCGCCCTCGCTGGAACATAATGCAGTCCGATTTGAATGATTTTGATGGGCGTCCATATCACGGGGTCGACCTTCTGGCCGGTGGGCTGCCATGCCCGCCATTTTCGGTCGCCGGCAAACAGCTTGGGGCAAATGACGAACGCAATTTGTTCCCTGCTGCGCTTCGTCTCGTCGACGAAATTCGACCAAAGGCAGTTTTGATCGAAAATGTGCGAGGGTTTCTTGATGCCGTTTTTGAGGACTATCGTGGGAGTCTGAAACGGCAATTTGACAAGCTGGGCTACCGAACAGATTGGCGACTTCTCAATGCTTCGGATTATGGCGTACCGCAATTGCGCCCTCGCGTCATTATCATTGCCCTAAAGAAGTCATTGAGTGAGCACTTCGAGTGGCCCGAGCCACAGAAACACTCGCCGCATACTGTGGGCGAAACTCTAGTTGATCTCATGAAAACCGATGGTTGGCGCGGTGCCCGCGCATGGAAGAAGCGCGCTGACAAGATTGCGCCAACGGTCGTCGGTGGTTCGCGCAAGCACGGGGGACCCGACTTGGGGCCAACGCGCGCGAAACGAGCGTGGGCAAATCTTGGCGTTGATGGAATGGGAATTGCCGACGCGCCACCGCAAAAGGATTTTGTCGGTATACCGCGCTTGACCGTTCGGATGGTTGCGCGCTTGCAAGGTTTTCCAGACGACTGGACGTTTAGTGGACGAAAGACGGCGGCTTACCGACAAGTGGGAAATGCTTTCCCGCCGCCCGTGGCGCACGCCGTCGCCGAGAAGATTGCTGCCGCGCTCTCAGCTCAATCATCTGGAATCGTTGCAACGCATTTGTCGAACCAACTGCCCGCGACCGGCCCCATCGGCAGTACGAGTTCGTGTTCATGTTCTCGAAGAGCCGGTTCTACAGCTTTGATCGCTCGAAGTTAGTTGAGGAGGATGTCTGGAACATTCCCATCGAGCGCAACAGAAGGGCAAAGCACAACGCGGCGTTCCCATCAGAGCTCGTGCGCCGCTGCATCGAGGTAGGCAGCTCGCCTGGCGGACATGTTCTTGATCCCTTTGTAGGGAGCGGGACGACCGTATTCACCGCCCTTAAACATCGCCGCAATGTCGTCGGCGTTGATATGGGTGCTGATTACATCGATTACATTGAATCCGTTTTGGAGGCTGACGGCCATCAAGCGATCCCATGGGAAAATTTGGAAAAGCGCATTAAGCGCCAGTCCGGCTCATGGGCAAATTGGGCAGGCAACAAGGAAAACTTCCAGAAGCCCGGCAAAACGCGAGCGAAATAGCACGTGCAATATTTCTCGATCCCCACGATCAAGTCATCAATTGAGAGGCTGCAGGAGATCAAAGCCAACTGGCTTCTGCCAGCCTTCGTTTTTGCGGCGAACGATGTTGGAACTGACGGACTGCCGGAGAATGAGGATTAGGAATAACTCCGTCGCTTTTATCAGGAGTATGAGATGTCCAGAGACAAACTGATTGAAACGCTATCGCTAGACCTGAACGAAGGGGAGTTGTTTTGGCCAGCGGACGACTGTGAGGAAGCATCCTGCGAGATTGGAGACTTGATTGATCGTTGCGCAATTGAAGAACCGTTTGAAGTTGCTCGTTCTGTGAGTTTGTCAAATGTGTGGGTCGTTCCGTACACAACGCCAGAAGGTGATGCAGACTACGGGTTGTTTCGCACTAAACCCGAGGCAGACATTTACTTTGCAAGCTTAAGAATAGATGAGCCGGGATGACCAGCAAAGCACTAGAGGCGGCAGGAGTTATGTTCGAACGTGCGTTGTCGGAAATTGATAGCAGCGCCCCTATGGCTATCAAGTTCGCATGGGTGGCGAAAATCATCACAGCCTACGCCAACGACGTCACTGACGAGATGACAAGAACATCAAGTCTTGGGAGAAAGGACCACATGGGCGTTTGGTCATCGGCATTAAAATTCGCCATTCTGAAAGGACTCGAACCATGACCAACCAACCGACGAAATGGGAGATCGTAGAGAGAGATTTAGGCGATCCCAGCTATACAACATCAATTATACGTTCTGGCAGAACCACAATAGCGGCGTTCTACGGTTCCGACCGTGAGGCCAACGCCAAACTATTTATCCGTGCGCAGCATATGGATGAGTTGGTGAAAGCATTAAAAAATGCTCACGTTATCATCACGGACTGGATAGCCTATGCACCTAACTGGGCCAAAGAAAAACACAATGCGGCGGGTGATCTTGCAGAGATAGACGCAGCCATCGTAAACATAGAAGGGACACCATGACCAACGACGAAATCAAAACTGCGGCGATTGAGCACGGATTGTTAGCTTTCAATGCCGCCTTTGACAGGGATGATTTAGATAGCCGGGGCATTGTCGCTGCGATAATTGAGGCGACATGTGGTTCAGTATGGTTAGACATTACCTTTGCTCCCAGGGACGGTACACATTTTATGGCCTGCGCGCATCGGCCTGGGTTTACTTTCAACGAGAGGCCGCCGACAGTGGTGCATTGGCATGTTGATGGGTTTTATACGAGCGTCAATGAGCTTGCGCCAGATCACCCATTTCCCGCCACACACTTCCGCCCGCTCCCAGAACCACCAAAGGTGACACCATGACCGAACCAAAGTCAGCAGCCGACCGCATAGCCGAAGCACCAAGAGCGTGGGCGGTGAAGTGGGATGACGGATCAATGGCGTGGCCAAGTATGGGTCGTAATAGCCAAAACTGTTGCAAGGAAAAAACTGCAACATATGGTGGAACTGCCGTACCAGTCGCCATTGTCGAACTGGAAGGTGAGTGATGACGGCAATTCCACTATCTGATGTTTGTTCGCGCCTCAATCTCTCTGGCAAGGTGCTAAAAGAGCAGATCGTGCGCACAGGCACCGAACCCCAATACGTCGCGTTTTTGGAGAAATGCAAATGCTCACGATCAGGCCGCGCGGATCAATCCTCTATGTCCGAGGAACGGTCAAAGTTGGGACGACGATTAGAGGAGATGAGTGATGACACAACCAACATGCTGTCAGTGTGGACAGGCAATCATAGGGGTTCCGTGCTATTCCTCCGAGGACGACGA